CAGAGTATGAAGGCAACGATTGATTCTCTCAAGAAAAATATTGACACCTGAGAGCAACGCTGTTATAATATCCAAGTCATCCGACAAATCCAAACTAATCCGAGGTAATCCGAATGTCATTCGCAGATCTTAAGAAACAATCCAAACTGGGTTCCCTGACCGCTAAACTGGTCAAGGAAGTAGAGAAAATGAGTAATACAAGTGCTTCAGGCGATGAGCGTCTCTGGAAACTTGAAGTGGATAAAGGCGGTAATGGTTATGCCGTTATTCGTTTTCTCCCTGCTCCAGATGGTGAAGATCTACCCTTTGTTAAACTGTACTCCCACGCCTTCCAGGGTTCTGGTGGTTGGTACATTGAAAACTCCCTGACCACTCTTGGTCAAAAGGACCCTGTGTCCGAATACAACACGATGTTGTGGAACAACGGCACCGATGCTGGTAAAGAGACCGCACGTAAGCAGAAGCGTAAGCTGACTTATATTGCTAACATCTATGTTGTGAAGGACCCTACCAACCCCGAGAATGAGGGTAAGGTATTCCTGTATAAGTTCGGTAAGAAAATCTTTGACAAGATCACTGCCGCCATGCAACCCGAGTTCGAGGACGAGGAAGCAATCGATCCGTTCGACTTCTGGCAAGGTGCTAACTTCAAATTGAAGGCAAAGAACGTTGCTGGTTATCGTAACTACGACTCTTCTGAGTTTGCCCGTCAGGATGCACTTCTTGACGATGATGATGCAATGGAAGCAATTTGGAAGAAAGAGTATTCTCTCCAAGACTTTGTTGCTGCCGACCAGTTTAAGTCATATGATGATCTGAAGAAGCGTCTAGATTATGTTCTTGGTAATAAGAGCCCTAAGTTCCAGGATCAAGAAACTCTTGAAGAAGAGTCATCTTTTGAGGCAGAAAGTCGCGCTCCTTCTGTTCCTCAATCAGTCAAGGAAGAACTTGAAAGTCTTTCTTCTACCAAGACGACTGATGATGACGATGATGCAATGTCATACTTCGCACGACTTGCAGAAGAGTGATTAAGGTGAAGTAACTTTAGTATTCTCAGTACGTGCAAGTTTTTTTGATACGTACTGAGATGATGTAGAGTAAATCATTTCTTGCCTCATATCATTCAAGAATTGTTGAAGATATCTTGATCTTAAAATATAGATTGATTTTTTTAATTCATTCTTTTTAACTTCATATTCATAATTACTGATCCCAATTCTCGATTGAGATTTGGGATTTGTTTTATATGTGTTAGTATAACTATCAAAATAATTTACAGTAAAATTTTCATTTACTGCTTTGCCCGCAGGCATTATAACTTTATTTTGAGAATCTTTTATTTCTAAACTTTCATAGTGATGAACTTCATTTAATTGAGTATTATATAAATTGTTAGCATATTCATATAGGTCTCTATTAGAAAGAGGCCATTCATCTCTTATATTTACAATTCCTGCACACATCAATACAACCCAATCTAATTCTGCATTTCCATATAATTCTTCTGCAACATTATCAGGTCTTTTTCCATCTTCAATTTCATACTTATCAAAAATTGTAAATACATTTTGCAAATCTTCACGTAATTTACATCTACGAAATAAATTTTTAACTATCAGATAGTTTTGGGATGAATTGCTATTTGATAAGAATGATTGGTATTGTAAATCTGGTAGTTCTCTGAAATAACCCATTTTAGTAACCTACTCCTATTCCTGCTGAGCGATCGTCATAATCAAAATCATAAATTGGATCAAGTTCTCTAAATGTTAGATCTAGTATACTAGATACCGGTGTTCCATCACCATATGTTGAGTATGTTCCTTCTCCAGTATAATTTACTGAAAGATTAGTTAAAAAACACTGTTTAAATTTATTTAAGAAGGAATGATCTTTAGAACCTTGTTTGTATCTAAGTTCAAATATATTAGGAGTTTCCATGAATAAACCACCACTTTGAACTTTAGGTGCCATAGTTTTTTTAAAAGTTCTTATAATATTTTTTACTTCTTTTGATTCATCCTTATTGCGAGGAGATAATTTGAAAGAAAATCTAAATTCTCTCAATGTTGGTCCATTAAAAAGTAATTCCATATTTGGATTTAATATTGTTCCTTGCTGTCTCGCAGATAATTGATTGAATGATAAATTAGCTCCAAAAAGACCAGCAGCTTTGGATGCTAATACATTTGTGAGTAAATCTTGAGCGTTTTGTGCGTTAATTCCACTTTGTAAACCAGCACTTCTTATTGTGTCAAGAATATTATTAATAGTATTTTTGTTTAGTTCTGTATTAATAAAATTAGCACCTAAACTAACTAATGCTCCTTGAATGTTATTTAAATTATTTGCATTATAATCTGCGGCATTTCCATCTTGTATATTTGATGGCATTGGTAATAATATAGTACTCTTTATATTTTTATTACGATTTCTTCTAAATCCTTCATTAGGATCTCTAGTTGTTCTACCCTTTCCTTTTTTTCTATCTACAGGTTCACCTGTTTCATCTCTAATTAAGATATCTCTATCTTCACTAGACCCAACAGGAGTATAATCTGTAATACCAATTTGCAAATAATCTGTTTTTGCAGTAAATGCTTTTAGTGGATATCGATATACGCTAGTCATTTATCGTTTTCTAACTATTTAGAAGGAATTTTGCATATGGTATTCTTCTCATATCTGCAAGTTCTTCTCTTTGAACTTCGTATAATTGTCCTATGACTTCATTCCAAGTATATCTTCTTGGTTTTGACCAATGAAAATTATATCCATCAAAACCAAATTGATATACATTATTTGCTAGTATCAATGGATGTTGATCATATACTAGTCCAGGAGTTTTTGCATTATAAACAAAAGTATATAATTTCCCTGGATATGGAATAAACCCACTTGCATCAAGAGTTTCCATTATTTTCATCATTAAGTCTTCAGGATCTTCTGTTCCTATTAAATCATTTACAATATTTCTAACTCTATTACTAGAATCACTAGTGGGTCTTTTTTGTAATTCTCTTTCTCTTCTTTGTTTTAGAGTCTTTCTGGGCATTACTTAATTCCTAACTCATTTTCAGTTAAGATTTTAAATTCCCACTGACGATCTTCGCAAAAGTTTTTGGCAGCTTTCCATTTTGCCTGATTTCTTACATATTCTTTAACTTCATAGATATATCCTTTTGTTTTTTTCTGTTGAACTTTTGGTTCTAATGTTTGCTTAAAAGGTTTAACTTCAATCAACATTTTTTTAATTTTTCCATTATTTTCTCTTACTTTGACATAAAAGTCTGGAAAGTAGCGATGAATTTTATTGTCAAGAGGAGATCTATAAGGAAGAGCAATTTCTTCACTACCCCATTCTAGAATATTTTCATTTTTATCACAATAAATCATAAATTTTCTTTCCCATAGAGATCTATAGATAATATTTGATGAATTACCCTTATACTTTTTAGGGAAGGATGGTTGATATTTTCCTTTATATGCCATCTAAATACTTAATAATGTAAAGACTCGTATAAGGTATTTAGAGTGGCAAATTCTCTGGTAAAACAAATTGCAATGAAGGATGCTAGAGATTTGATGGGAAATCTAGCACAAACAAATCATTATCTCGTACACTTTTCATCTTTAAATAGAAATTTAAGAAACCATCTTAAATCTAAGTTTAATTTAAAAAATATAAATTCATATATTTCCAGAAAAGCAGGATTACTTTGTTCAAATGCAAGTCTCCCTACGAGCGCATTTGCTACTGCCGAGGTAAAAGATAATTTTATGGGCATTCCTCAAGAGTTTGCTCATACTCGTTTATATACTGATTTAGATTTTACTTTTTATGTTGATAGTGATTATACAAACTTGACCATCTTTGAAGGTTGGATGGATTATATTGCTAGTGGTTCTGAGTATTATGATAGTGTAGATGAATTGACTGATAATTATTATAGAAGGATGATGTATCCTGATGAATATAAAATTCAGACAATGAATATTATCAAATTTGAAAAAAATTATGGAAAAAGAATTGAATATCAATTCATTAATGCATTTCCAAAATTGGTTGCAGCAATTCCTGTTTCTTATGGAAGATCAAATATTCTTCAAGTAACAGTTACATTTAATTATGATAGGTATATTGTAAATCCAAAAGGTACTTACATTCCTGGAAAAACAAGATCTTCATCTGGAATATATGATAAAAAATCAAGACCTAGAATAGTTAGATCAAATGAAACAGTTTCTGGTGATACTCAAATTGTTCCTAGTGGAAGAACATCTGGAATGCCATCACCACCAGCATTTTTCCCACCACCACCAATAAATCTTCCACCAATAACAGAACCTACAACACGGATGTCTGACCGTCTATATGGTAATCCCGGACAAACAGTTCAAACAGAGAGGGGAATACCGATCATACTTGAATAATAAATAATCAAAACTGAATTGCTATAGGATATTATGCCTTTACCAAAAATTTCTACACCCACTTATGAGTTGGAATTGCCATCTAATGGAAAAAAGATTAAATATCGTCCTTTTCTTGTAAAGGAAGAAAAAATTCTGATTATGGCATTAGAATCTGAAGATTCGAAGCAAATTACAAATGCTATTATTCAAATATTAAATGAATGTATTTTGAGTAGAGGTGTTAAAGTTTCAAATCTTGCTACATTTGATATTGAGTATTTGTTTTTAAATATTAGGTCTAGATCTGTAGGAGAAACTATCGAAGTTAATGTTATATGTCCTGATGATAATGAAACTAAGGTTGAAGTGGAAATTGATATTGATAGTATTAAGATTAAGAAAGATTCAACTCATAAAAATATAATTAAATTAGATGATACTTTATCAATGAAATTAAAGTACCCATCAATCACAGAATTTATTAATGATAATTTTGAAGTAAGTGATGATGATAATAGTGTTCAAAAATCTTTAGACATGATCATTTCAAGTATTGATATGATTTACAATAATGAAGAAAGTTGGAGTTCGAAAGATTGTACTAAAAAAGAATTGAGAGAATTTATTGATCAATTAAATACTAAGCAATTTAAGCAGATTGAAAATTTCTTTACAACTATGCCTAAACTTTCTCATGTCATTCCTGTTAAAAATCCAAATACAGGAGTTGAATCTGAAGTAGTTGTTGAGGGTCTGGCAGGTTTTTTCACTTGAGTATGGCTCATACTAATCTTGAGTCATACTATAAGATTAACTTTTCTTTGGTTCAACATCATAAATATTCATTGACGGAACTGGAAAATATGATCCCTTGGGAAAGGGAAATATATATCGCATTATTGCAACAATATATTGAGCAAGAAAATTTAAAGGCGCAACAGCAAAGTGGCATCTAATGGAATAAAAATCGGAGCAAGATCATCAATTTTTGGTGGTCCCCGTGGAATAAAATCAGCAATTGCTAAAGGTAGTGTTGTTTCTTCTTTAGTAGAGACTAATAGGATTTTAGTCGAAATTCAGAAGCAACTTGCATTGGATTTTGCTACAAGAGTTGCTCAACAAGAATTTAATAATAGACAGGAAAAAGATAATTTATCTAGAGAAAGATTTGGGAAAGAAGAGAGAGAATCCGAAAAGAAGCGTAAGAAAATAGCAAAAGTAATTAAGGAGAAAAGTAGAGCAATTGTTGAACCAATTAAAGATGTTTTTGATAGAATAAAAAAATTCCTTTTAACTCTTGGGGCAGGTTTTCTTGCCAATAATATTTTTAAATGGTTGGGTGATCCAGAGAATAGGAAAAAAGTAACTGGTTGGTTTAATTTTGTAACTGAAAATTGGAAATGGATTTTGGCTGCTGTAGCATTATTCAATTCAACTAGAATTGGTTTTACTATTTTGGGAGCAGTTACTAATATTTTAAAAGCAATTGGACTTATAAAAACTGTATTGGGAATACTTTTTAGTCCACTTGTTCTTAAAGTTCTTGGTGTTGTTGCATTAGCTGCTGGTGCTTTTTTAACTGCTAAAAAGATATATGAACTCTTACAGGGAGATCCTTTGGCGAGAGCAGCAGAAAAAAGAGCAAAAGAAAAATTATTTAGAGAAGGAGTAAAAGTAACTGATCTTGGGCAAGCAATGGTTTTTGTGGATAAAGATGGAAATCCTATAAAGTTGCCTGAAAGTGCATTGGAAAATTTCAATAGAGGTGAACTTTTTTCAAGTTGGGCTAATACAATGTTTGGTGATGGTCATGGTAATAGAGAAGTGCTCTTAGAGGATTCTGGAACTGAGGAACAAAAAAAATCATATAAAAGGTATCAGGAACTTATAAACAGAATTAAAGAATTGGAGAGACAAAAAGATGAGGAAATGAAAGCAGCAGGAGATAATGTCCAGTTAAAAAATAGAATTGAGGCAATATATGCAGAAAAATTTATTGATTTAATTCCATCAGAATCTGGTAAACCTAGATTATATCTTCCTTATAATTTCAGTGATTTTCCAGATTATTCTCAGATTTATAACGATCCAAGAATGGATAATTTTAATTATAAAAATATGTTCAACCAGAATGGGAATAAGGTAGAACAAGTTTCTTCATTGATGGACTTTGCTGAAGGGGCAGATTCAATCCAAATTGTAAATTTAGCTCCACAAGAAACAACGACTGAAAGAAATTCTGTTGCAAATGTTAGTGAAATGAAATCTGTAAATATAAGTTCATCAGATAGATCTAATCCATATATAATAATTGCTCCGGAAATTTTAGGTATTTCCATGGTATCATAATTTTTAAATATGTTAAAAGAGCAATCAAAAAAACTTAAGATCACTGCTATAAGATTAAACAAATTTCTTTCTAGGAAAGGAAAGGCGATTAGAAATCTTAAAAAAAGAAGAATATTGATAGCAAGGAAACGTGCTAATCAAAAAAGATTTAAATATCGAGAAAGTAGTGTAGAATTATTATCACCTGTAAGAAGTAGTGTTGGAATGATAGCAAAAGTCATATCCAAAGTTTCTCCAATTGATATATTTAATAGTTTAATACAAGCTTCTGGTCTTATATTGACTGGAATTATTATTAATAATCTTCCTGAAAT